ACTTTAATGTCCGCTGCAATGCCTTGGGCATGGGTTCCGGGTGTCTCCTTTTTAGCTTCTATTGGGTGGTCTTTACTTCTAAAGCCACTGGTGATAACGAAGGGGAACCCACACTTCTCACGCAACAAATCCAACTTTAGCAACAACCTGTCACTAATCTCATTCTCGCCAGTGTACTGACAAGCAAACTCTTCCCTAGTAAAATAATCTAAGTCTTCATTGATGTTATACATCTGTGTAGTCCCCTTCAATGGGTTCTTTTTCGCCGCCAGAGATCACTGTAGTCTCTCCACCAACCCCTGTAATAGAGATGTTGATGGCACTCTTGCCTCCGCTGGCCTTATCCTTCTCAAAATAACTAACAGGCAACAACCTGTCCATGCAGAGCTTCCATGCTGCCGCTTGATTCTTGTGATCGTCATCTAACGCTGCGTTGAGTATGCTGTCTAACACCTTCCTACTCTTAGGAGATGCCAGCATTCTAGCCTTGTATTCGTTAATGACCGCAGCATCACCCTTGGGCCGCCCTACTGAATTGCGTTTGCCCTTGGTTTTTGACGCCACTGCTGTTTTCTTTGGCCGCCCAACCCGCTTCGCGGACTGACCACCCTTAGATTCTTTACTACTCATTGTATTTCCCTTAGTACTTAAGGATACTTAAGTATAGTTTAGTTTATTTCTTTAATTATTATTAAAAGATCAATCCTAACGATGCTTAAGGATACTTAAGGGCGCGAGGTAATCTCTATCTTCTTTACTATACAATAGATTATACCACATTTCTAACCAAAAGTCAAGTCTTTTCTTTACTAATGTCTACATATTTATACATAAGGGCCGTCCCTTTAATAACTTTTAGCTATACAGGTGTCATCTTAAGAATACACAGGTATTACAAGGAGTTATAGTACACCCAGGGAGTCATAAGTAAACGTAATTATACACTGTTTTTTACCAAAATGCTACTTTTTTGTATACCGGCGGGTACTAATCAAACTGATGTCAGCCACGCGGCCCCCCCGCCCCTAAAGTTATCCACAGGTTTTCCACATGTAATCCACAGGCAGGCCAAGTTATCCACAGGCTACACAAGTTGGCACGGGTATTGCATGGGTGACCACAGACTGTCCTTGGGTCAGGCTTATGTTTGACAGGTGGAGTGTGTGTATGCTATAGGATACCCATAGGCTCCACCACCACTGTATGAATCCACAGGTTGACACAAGTTCTGTACTGTGGTATTCACGCGCGCACACATAGTATAAAAGGTAGGCATATCTATTTGCGACATGATTTATATATTTGCGACATAGGGTAAATTAATTGCAAATAGTTGTTGACAGGGTTTCACAGGTCGATATAATGGCCCCATCAAGACAACAAACACACAGAGGTAATACAAATGAACACATACATTGACACTAAAGAGCTGATACCTGAAATACTAGATTTAGGTTGGACTGTTAAAAATGACACTTGGACTGATTGCCCTTGGGCAGTCTATGATCAACTACAGGCAGATCACGTATCTTACCTGATTGATATGGGAGAGCTGTAGCATGAACATTGAGCATGTTTTAACAGTTGATGATTTTCCAAAATGGGCGCTCAGTGCCTTAATCAATGGCGATTATTCAAGTCTAAATTGTGATGACACAATAACCCTTGATAAATTTTTAGATTATTTTGCAGAAGTTACTCACTGGGAGGTCGATATGGATAGCCTAGAAGACGGCAATTTTAAGCGATACCCAGCATTTGGCTTGGCTACAGACTGCTGCACAGTTAAAGGGTACGCAGCGGAGGTGACAGCATGACAGCACAAGACGGGGTACAGATAGCAATAGTGGTATTCGTGGCATTCCTTTGGCTAAATCTTAAAATGATGGGAGTGATGTAAATAGTTGCTTTATCGTGTCCATTGGTGTACAGTGGGCACTATTAAACCAACTAAACCAACAGAGGCAACACAAGATGAAACTTAAGCAATTAGGAAGTAACATGACTGAGCTGGATATGGGATTTGCACAGGTATTTTTTAGCTACGAGACGCCAGTGGCCGCGCGTTTGACTGATGGCTCACTGGTACGCACAGCGACCAAATACAGCGTCACCTCCACCAAGCATATAAACAAATGGCTGGACGGCTGTGGTGCGCTTACAGTACCACAGGATCGCATTGATTGCCTGCTAACGTCTAGCAGCGAGTGCGATTCAGACTATGATGAGGTGGCATAATGTACAGGGTATATTACTACACGTTTGATTACAGCAAATACTATGCTACAATGGCAGAGGCGCATGCAGCAGGACGCGCCTCAGGATTTAATGAGTACACTATTACGAGGGTTAAATGATGAGTAAATGGGACGATTGGGCGGAGATAAGCACCACCAGAACGGCACTACACAATAGCGATGCCCCTGAGTTTTTCCAGCGGGCAGGCGTTTGGATAGAAGAGCTGCAGGCACAGCTGGATAATATGGTCAGCTCTGATAATGTATTTAATGAGGTCAAAACGCAGGTGCTGCAGGATTTAATACGCAGTCTTGACGATGACAGAGCAGCCGCGCTGCAGCTAATGGTAGAGCGAGGGCCAGACCATGAATGACTTGTACTGGTACGCTAAGTGGTGTACAATAGGTTTCACTGTGGGTTTTTTTCTAGGCTACGGGGTAACGACATGGCTGATATCATAGCGGAAGTAGTGGGCTGGTCGGTATTGACAGCCCTTGTAATAGCAGCACACAAAGGTGTGTTCTGGTTAATGACTAACAACATATTGGAGTTTTTTATATGAAAAACAATGAGTACCACGGCGACGAGCATATACTGGACGAGGACGAGTATCCACCCATGCAGCAATGGGAGATTGACGAGGCATTGGCTGACATACTGGGCGACGAAAAATGGCTGGAAAAACAGAGAGAGAAAACCAATGATAATATTTAATAGAGTGTTAAGCGTAGAGTACAGACTGGGCGTAGGATTTGACCTTGAGTTCCCTGACAGCCGCCCGGTTTGGGTCTACAACACAAACACAGGCAACACAGAGACCATGCCATTCCAAGGAGTCATTTTACATCTACCCTTGTGTCTGGTATCATATGGCCGGGTTTATGACGAGGTATACGAATGATTTTATTTACAATAGCCGGTGCTTTATTTGTTTCCTTTGTGGCGTGGTTGATGTACACTGCGTTCACTCTGGAAGATCCAGCACTAGATAACACAATTGAAGATGATTACTATGAGTAGAATCAAAGAGGAGATGATGGGCTATGAGTACACCCAGAACGACTGGATTGAGCCACAGGCGCACGTTATGGTAGACGAGCTGGTAGAGTATCAGGTCTATTGTATGACGCTATCAGAGCTAACACAGAGAGTCACCAAGCAGATGCGAGACGAGTACTACAGCAACCCGTATGACGAGATGACAAAACAATATAGAGAGGTATTCCCAAGTGAGTAGATGCAAAGCATGTGACGTTATACTGAATGAACATGAACTAAAGAAGGTCGATAAGGAGACTGGGTTACATTTAGACCTATGTAATATCTGTCTATCGCATAGTGATGACGCTATGCACGACAGTCTGGGAGATTTAAGCGAAAAAGAGTTTGACGTTCTCTTGAATACTTGATATAATACTAGGGTATTAAAGGGAAAATTAATTATTAATCTTTAAAGTATTAACCAAACGATCCTAAGGGGTCACAACAACGAGAGGTAGTAACCATGGCAGTATTAGAAGGCTTAGTAGCATTTGAGAATCTGGACGAACATGAGATGTATCAGGGTCAGTCCACCGGGAAGTTTTCTCTGGTTCTCAGCTTGGATGAACCAACGGCTGGCACATTGGCTGAGGCTGGTGTCAAGCTCCGCGAGTACGAAGGTGTCAAGCAGCGCAAGTTTAGCACCAAGTATGATGTCCCGGTGATGGATGTTGAAGGTAATCCGTTCAAGGGTCGCATTGGCCGCGGGTCTAAGGTGCGTATCATGTACGCAGAGGGTCAGCCTCATCCGGTACATGGCACCAGCACGTACCTGAATAAGATCAAGGTACTTGAGGTAGCGGAGCAGGAAGGCGGAGAGGACTTCTAGCGGTGGCGGTTGAGTCAACATTCGTTCAGCATGAGCCATGCCCCAAGTGTGGCTCATCTGACAATCTGGCTCGTTATAGTGATGGTCATGCAGTCTGCTTCTCTGGGGGCTGCAACTATTACGAACATGGCAACGGTCAGATAGGACAAGTAGCACAACGCAAACCAACGAGGTCATTAGAAATGACAGGTGTAACAGCGGCAATCCCTGACAGACGTATATCACAGTCAACGTGCCAGCGGTACGGTGTGACAGTTGAGTACGGTACGGATGGACAAATTGTCAAGCATCATTACCCGTACCACCACAAGGACACAGGTGCGGTGACAGGAACCAAGGTGCGGATCACCGAAAACAAATCTTTTTACGCAACGGGAGAGTTTAATGAGGCGGGTCTCTTCGGCCAGCAGGCTTTCAAAGCAGGCGGTAAGTACATCACGATCACAGAAGGCGAGGCGGACGCGCTTGCTGTCAACGAAATGTTCGACGGAAAGTGGCCAGTCGTCTCCATCAGAT